GCTGGGAGGCCATGAGAGGCCCGGCGTCGATGTCGACCTCGTACTCGCTGGGGATCAGGGTCGAGGCGTTGAACTTCACCTTGGAGACGGTCCCGTCCTGGCCGACGGCGTCCGCCTCGCGGTCCTGCGCGTAGTTCGCGGCGATGGCAGAGACGAGCACGCGCCCGAGCTGGCGCACGGCGTCGCCGAGCGCCTCGTAGATGCCGGAGAGGACAGACTCGGCGTTGCGGGAGCGCGTGAGGACTTCCTCGGCGGTCATGTTGCTCGGGCCGTCTCCCGGGCCGAACGCGCCGTCCACCCCGGTGGTGGCCCCGAGGAGATTGAGGGCCCCGGAGATCACGCTGGAGACGTCGCCCAGGTTGACGGAGGTGTCCTGGCGCTTCGGGGCGCTGATCTCGCGGCCATGCTTCTCGTCCCAGTCCTCGTAGGTGAGGATGCTGGGATTTTCGCGCGAAGCCTCCGCCCATTCGCGGATGTTGGCCTTCACGGCCCGGCTGGGGCCGACGAAGTTGACCTTGGGGGAGAGCGCCAGGCGCTCGGTCATCTGGCTGGCCGCGAAGTTGGCGAGGCGCTGCACGCCCTCGGCGCGGTTTCCGATGCCCGCCCAGCTCCAGCGCTTGTTGGTCCAGACGGGAACGCCGGTCACGCGGACGACGGGGATGTAGGCGATCTCGGTGTCGATGCGGTCGACGATCTTGTTGCCGACGACCTTGTACTGGACGGCACTGCCGTCCTCCATCCGGTAGATGGTCACGACCGGGACTTCGGTGTCTCGGTCGTAGCTGCCGGTCATCAGCTCGTAGAAGAGCGACCCGGACTGGCCGCAGACGTCCTCGCCGAACTCGTGCTCGGCCTTGTCCTTGTTCATCGAGCTGCAGAACGCGGCGAACTCCGCGTCGGAGCCGTCGGGCTTGACCGCGGAGGAGTCGAAGATCACCGCGAGGGGATTGGGCAACGACTCGATCCGGACGTCGACCAGGCCGTCCCCGCGGTCCACGGTGTAGGCGTGGAGGTAGCCGAAGCCGCAGGAGAGGGCGAGCCGGAGGGCGTCGCGGTAGGCCGAACGGGCCGAGCTCCGGGTCTCGATGCCGCGGACCACGCTCTGGAGCAGGAGGGCGTTCTGGAGGTTCTCGGAGTTGAACGGCGAGACGGCGATGCCGTATGGGGAAGCCGAATAGGTGGACGTGGCCCGGTCGATCAGGGTGCCGATGATCGGGATGCGCACGCAGGCGCGGTCCTTGCCGAACGCCTTGGAGTCAGAGCCCGTCCACTCGTCGGACATAGGAGCGCACGCGAACTCGAGGTCGCGCTTCACGCGCTTCAGGTCGTCGTCGAAAACGGACTTGGCGGAGCGGACCTGCTCCGCGAGGTCTTCGATCTTGGCGCCTTCAGGCTCTTCTCGGTCGTCTGTACGGGTTTTTCTAGGTCCCATACAAACAACTAGAACACCCACCTAAAACCGCTCTTCAAACGCGGTTTTGGAGGCGGTTATATGCTCATCGGAGCCATTTCGCGGCCTGCGAGATGATGGCGGACATCTGGCGGGCGTCCATTTCCTCGTCCTCGAACTCGGACGTTCGGCAGAGCGGGCCGGGCTCGGCGCAGGTGAGGGCGATGGCGTCGAGGAGGTCCGGGGAGTGTCCGACGGAGGCGGAGATCTGCTTTTTCGAGATGAGCCGGGTCCTCCCGGTCCGCTCGTCCTGGAAGGTCTCGGTGGCTTCGATCTGGAGCTCCAGGTCCTGCCGGTCTCCTTCGAGGGAGGTCTCGGGGTGCTGCCGGAGGAGGTCGGCCAGGCGGCGGTAGATCCAGGCCCTCATGTTGTACGTGTCCGGGTCCGGGCTGGGCTCGCCGAAGTTCACCGAGCGGACGCGGACGTTCCGGAGCATCTTGGAGAGTTCCTCGGGCACGAAAGCGCCCACGCCGGTGGAGTCCACGCAGATGGCCCGGGTCCCGGTCTCGTTGACGATGCGCACGGTCTGGGCCACGATGTCGCCCATATCGGTGGTCCGCTTGGAGAGGACGTGGCGGATGCGGGCGCCCTGCCGGTAGACCCACGCGGTCTCGTCGCCCCCGGCACCGACGTCGATGCCGAGGACGCCGTCGCCCCATCCGGCGCAGGGAGGGGCCGAGAGCCAGCGCTCCTCCAGCTCGGGGGAGATGATGCGGGCCACGGCGTGGCGGGGGAAGAGGCCGAAGACGTGCATCCGGCAGTCGTCGGAGTCCTTGCCGTACTTGGCGACCTCGGCGTCGAGGAAGTCCTTGTTGGTGAACGCGGAGTCGTAGCCGGAGACCTGGTAGGTCTCCCATCCGGATCCGTCCTTGAAGCAGTCGTAGAAGTAGCCGGTGGTCCTGGTGGGGTTGGAGATGAGGAGCATCCGGTTGTCCTTCTGGGTGCAGCCCTTTTTGAGCGAGTTGATCAGGGCGCCGGGGATGAGGGAGGCCTCGTCGAAGATCAGGAGCATATGCGGGGAGTGGTAGCCGGAGGTGGCCTCGATGCGCTTTTCGTCCCAGATGATGCGCTTTCCGAGGATTTCCTTGCGGCCCGCGGGGGTGATTTTGTCCTCCTTGACGTCGAGCCAGTCGTGGATGGCGGACTTGGCGAGGATGGAGCGGATGTTGCGGAAGAGGACCGCCTCGGTCTGGGAGGCGGTGTTGGAGGTGAGGCCGACAAGGGCTTCGTTGCGGGTCACCATGTAGTGGATGGCCAGGAAGGCGGCGACGGTGGACTTGCCGCAGCCTCTGGCGGAGGCGACTGCGGACTGCGTGGAGCGGTAGACCATGTCGCAGATGTGCCGCTGGACCTCGTCCAGCTCCATCCCGCAGATCTCGTCGGCGAAGAGGACCGGGTCGTCCCGGTAGCGCAGGATGAAGCGCGTGACGTCCTTGATGCCCTGCTTTTCGCGCGGAAGGTCTGGGAGCCTCATTTCGCACCCCCTCGTTTTACCCGCCTAGGAGCCCGCGCACGGTCTTTTCGCCCCTCCCTGGCATCCTTGACCACCTCGGCATCCGTTTCGACCGCCTGCGGCTCCGCAGGCGCTCCTCCGCCCTCTAGCATAGCAAGGGCCCCGATGAACGCACCGGACCCCGTCACGTGCGCGTCCACTTCCAGCTTCTCGCCGTAGCCTCTCCCCCGCAGGCGTGTCTTCGCAGCGTGGATCACGGCCTGCGGGTTCCCTTCCTTGACCAGTGACTTGAAGGCGTCCTCGTACCAGTCGTCGACGCTATCCTCCACGGCCTGGACCTGCGCGGCGAACTCCGGGTCGTTTTTCAGCCAGGCGGAGTAGGTTGCCCTCTCGACGCCGACCTCCTTGGCGGAGATGGTCACCTGCCCGTTGTGTTTGAAGAGGGCCTTGAGCATCTCGCCTTTCCGCTTCCTCGCCCAAAGAGAGCCACTGAACCGCGGTTCATTTTCGTTCATTTTTAGGACTGCTTTAGAGGTCGTCATCGGGGTCCTCCAGTTCGGTGATGGTGTCGAGTGAAACGCGGATGAAGCGGTCGGGGCGCCGGCGGGAGACGTGCAGGGGCATCGCCTCCTCCGCACGGCGTGCGCGGGCCATCTCGACGGCGCGGGCCTTGACGAGGCGGAGGAAGGTGCAGGCGAGCACGTCGCCGCCGGTTCCGGTCTTGGCGCATCGTTCGGGCTTGAAGGTCCGGAAGGTGCGGTCGAAGGCGAGGAAGAGTTCGCCGGGGTCGCAGGGCCAGTTCTGCCGCCCGTGCAGGAGAGCCTCGAAGAGGATGTCCCGCGCTTCGTCCGTGCGGACGTTCAGGAAGGCCAGGAAGAGGGAGTCGGTGAGTCCGGTGCGCATCAGAAAATTCTCCGGTGCGGGAAGATCACCCCCCCAGTCCCCCCCACCCATAGATTCGGCATATCGCGATAGCTCCGCGAGATTTCCCTTCGGGATCTCGCGGAGCGGAAAGAGTGGTGGAACGTAGGGTTGCTAGGTTGGTTGGTTGGTAGGTTGGTTGGTTGGTATTGTTTTTCAGTTGTTTCAACCGTTGAAACAACCCTTGAAACAACCCTTGAAACAACAGTTGTTTTGGTTTCTGTAGTTTGACCTCTTTTTCTGCCGATTTCGTTCTGGTTTCGGCAATTTGTAAGAGGCTCCAGGAGGCGAAAACAAAAACAACCTCCTCCCGGAACCCCCTTCAAAACCCCCTCCAAAACCAAAACAACCTCCCCCGAAAAAGCGGTTTTTTTCGTGATTTTTTGCGCGTTTCCAGATGTTTTTTCCATAGCGGGAAAAACAATGTTTTTAACTTCCTCGGAGTGTGGCCTTTTGATGCTCTTGTAGGTCATTTTTTCACCCCTTGAAAAAGGCCCCGCGCTGGGCTCGGCACCTGGCGATCCGCTCCTGCCGGAGAGACCGAAGCCTCTCCTGCCGCCTGGCCATCTCCTGCCGGAGAGACTCGCAGAGCGCATCCCTGGCCTTGTCCTCCGGCGTCTTCGGCATCGGGCGCAGGCACTTCGGGATGAGCCAGCTCCCCTCCTTCCGCCGGATGTTCCGGATCTTCGTCTGGACCTGCTTGTGCGTCCTGCCCAGCTGCTTGGCCAGAGCGTCGATGTCGTGTCTGGCCTGCCACGGGTCCCGCGTCGTCACGCTCATCACGTACCGCCGCAGGACCCGGATCTCGTCGTCGCTCCAATGCGTCACCATCTCGAACCTCCTATGCCTCCAGCTTCAGTTTGTTGGCCTTGGCCCACGCCTTGAGAGCGCTCCGCTCCGCAGGGCCCGCCAAATAGTCCTTCTTGCGCTCGTCCAAGTAGAACTGCCCCACGCGCCAGCCCTTGCCCGACGGGATCAGCTCCGCCGTCGCAAGAGGTTTCCCCGCCCGCTCGATGAAGACAAGCACGCAGACGCCCTTGGCCACCCGTGTGGGGTAGTCGTTTGTGATGAGGCACTGGTCCAGAGCCTTGGCTTGGGACTTGAAGGCCGCGTAGCTCCCCGGGACGTAGACGCGCAGCTTCTCGTAGATCCCGCCCAGATACCTACCGGCGATGCACTCGAGGACCTTCTCGCGGGCCGCCGTCTCCGCCTTGCGCAGGTTCGCCACGATCCGCTCCCGCACCTTCGCGGACTCCTCCCCCGTCATCCCGAAGGCCAGGAGGACGCTCTTGTTCAGCTCGTCCACCTCCGCCGGGGTGATCAGCCCCTCGGAGAGGAGATCCTGCGCGTAGGCCGCGAGCTCCTCCGCCTGTCGGCAGAGCATGAAGGAAAAGAACTCCCGCATCCGCTCGACGCTTGTCTTCTGCTTTTTCATCGGTTTGCCTCCTTCGCCGGCGTCCCCGGCGCGATTTCGGTTTCGTCTTTCATTTCTCCTCCTCATCGGTCCAAACAATCATCGAAAGCCTCCTTTGGCTGGTAGTTGTTCTTAGCCTCCTCCGCGCCCTCGGGCTCGGGAAAGTGCCTCTTGGTGACGGCGATGGGGAACTCCTCGATTTCCGACGCCCAGACCGGCTCGCACCCAGCCCGCTCGAACGAGAGCGGAAAGCCGCCGATCCCGTCGAAGAGCGAGCACATCGTGGGGTGCTCCACGCCGTCTCGCTTGAGCACCGCCACCATCCGTCTCGCCATCCATTCCCAAAAGGGGATGGCGATGGAGTTGCCGAGCGCCTTATACTTGGGCGCGTCGGCCTCCTTGTGGAGCCGTCCTTTCGTGTCCTCCCAATCGCCAATATCCACCCAGCCGTCGGGAAAGCCCTGCAAGCGGGTGCACTCGAGCGGGGTGAGGCGGCGCAGAATGTGGGAGGAGAAAACGGCCTGCGCGTCGTGCATTGTGTCGAGCGCATAGCACTTCTCGTTTAGTCCAGCCTGCGCCGCTTGTCCGTTCCCGATGGAATAGGCGACGGGTTCCGCGACGTAGGTCTGCTGCTTCATTCCAGGTTCAGCGGCGAGTGAGCCGCTTACATCTCCGAGATCTCGGAGCTCGTCGCGTTGGTTTTGCGCGAAAGCGAACGGATCCGCAACGTCAGCGAACGCGACGGCGGGTTCGCCACCGTTGGTCGTCGCCAGCGTGGAGACGGTCTTCCCGTCCCCGTTGCCTCTGGCGTCAAAGCTGGCGCAGATCACCTGCGTGTTGCCGGTGTCGAGGGTGCCCGCCTGCTCGTCTCTAATCAAGAGGCCTTTGCCCCCCTGGCTTTCCCATTCGCTCGACGAAAGAGATGCTTGCGCCCGCAGCGCTTTCTCCAGCACCTCCGGCAGCGCCTTGCCCCGCCTCTTCGCCCGCTCCAAAATCCCCTTGCACGCCCTTGCGCTCAAATAGTATTTCGGGTGCGGATTGTCCTCCAAAATCTGCGACAAGCGCGATGCGCGCTCTTCGCTGGGGCACTCCCCAAAACTGCGCGTCGTGAAGTCGCCAAGCAAGAGACCATCCGTCTCCCAGAATGGCTCCCGAAAGAGTCCAGCCCTCTTCGCTCGGAGGTCGAGGCACAGAGGCATCCGGCTCGGCAATACGGACGACCTCCTCGAGGACGCGGCGGAAGTCCTCGCCGCCGTTGCAGGAGAAGGCCCCCTTGACGTTTTCCCAGACGAAAAACCGAGGTCTCCGAAGAGATCCAGTTGCTGCGCTTGCATCTCGCATCTCCTTGAAAAGGCGAATCTGTTCGAGGAAGAGGCCCGACTCGTTCCCGGCGAGCCCCTTGCGGTTCCCAGCCACGGAGAGGTTCTGGCAGGGGCTCCCGCCGGTGAGAATGTCCACCGGCGGCACCGCCCACCCGCAGAGGTCGCAGAGGTTGCCGAGGTGTTTCATCTTTCCCCCTTCGGTGCCAGCGCCGAGAGGTAGGCCTCTTCGAGCTGCCGGAAGTCGGCAGCGGAGGCAAGAGCCGCCTCCTTCACCGCCTCGGCCCCCTCCAGCTGCTTGACGATCCAGATGCAATACCGCACGAAAGCCGAGGCCTCGGCGAAGCCGAAGGCCCGGGCCGTCTTGTAGAGCGCATCCCACTCGCCCGTGGTGAGCCAAAGGCCGTGGGCCTCGCGATCTGCCTGCTGCCTTGTAGCGTTCACTTGCCGGCCTCCTCGATTGTCGCGATGTGCATCTGCTTGTCCATCGGAGCGTAGAAGAGATCGAGCCGGACGCAGATTTTCCCGGCGTAATCCCTGGCGAGCCCGCCCTCGGCAATAGGCGCACGCCGTGCGATGGCGAGCATCGGGGCGAAATAGCTTGACGTTTCGCCGGTCTTGTCGTCAATCGCCTTAAATGCGGTGTCCAGCGCCGCCTCCGCACGCTTGCGGAGCTCCTTCTTGGCCATCTTCGCCCGCCTTGCGACGGCAGCGAAGTCATAGGCCTCGAGAAGCCGGAGCTTCACCTCTTCGATTGTGAGCATCACTTCTTTGCCTCCTTCGGGAAGCGCTCGGGGGAAACCGAGCGGAGGAAGTTGTGGTAGAGAAGCTCGTCGGCCTTATGCATCGAGACGAACGGCACTCGCAGGGCCTTCGCCCGCTTCTTGAGGAGGTGAGACCGGCGGGCGGCCACGGGGCAGAAGTCGCGGAAGTTGTGCGCCCTAGCGATGCGCCCGTAGATTTCCCGCTGGACAATCGGCCCCCGGAAGAGCGTGGAGAGCACCTGGGCGTCCTCTTCGGCAGTCCAGGGCAGATAGCTGAAGTCCTGCCACATCGCGGAGTTGCGGGCGAAACGGCGGAGCTTCTCGGCCTCCTTCCGGCACCGCTCGCTCTTGGGCTCGAAGCGCCCGTTGCGGATGCGCCAGAGGTGGTTTTTCACGGCCCCGCAGGTGCGCCCAGTGCCGAAGAGGGCTTGCACCTCGTCGCAGATGGAGTCTCGGTTTTTGCCTTGATTGGTGCGCAGGAGGATGAGATACTCCTCCTCCTCGCTCATCGGCACCACTTTGGAGCCCTTGATCACTTCTCCCCCTCCCCGCGCTTCAGCCGGAACGAAACGCCGCACTTCTTGCAGTAGCTCCAATCCTCGCCATCGCCGAACGGGTCGTGAATGACGGCGGCGTGCCCGTAGCACTTCTGGCACCAGCACCACTCGATCGCGCCGTCCTTGCCCGGCTTGGCCAGCACGCCGGGGCGCGGCTCCTTCTCGGCATCCTCCGCCTTCTTTGCCCACGGGTTTTCAAACATCAGAGCGCGCGCCTCTGCCTCCTTCTCTTCGCGGATTTCGCGCACCGCCGTGAGAAGCGCTGGCCGCTGGTCTTCGTAGTGTCGAATGAGCGGTGCACCGCTGCGGAGTTCACTCTTGAACCGCTCGACCAGGTTCCAGTCTCGGCCATACTTCCCCCTAGATTGGTGGTATTGGAATGTTTCGGCGGTCTTAATCTCATCCGGCGACATATAGAGATCGTTCCCGACCGGGAACGGGCTCTTCGGCTCCGGCCATCCTTCGGTCGTTTCGTCGTTCATTTCGTGGCCTCCTTGTCGCGCTTCTGCAGGGTCAGCATAGCGCGGTCTCTTTTGTATGCGTCGATGTAGTCCTTCTTCGCTTTCCGAACATCCGCAATAAGGCCGGAGAGGCAGCATTGCGTATCCAACGCGACCTTGTGGCAAGGTATCCGTTCGTCGCTATGCAAGAAAAACGCCAAATCCCACGCCACGCAGAGCGCCGCCTCCAGCTTATCAAAGAAAACCGCCCGCACGTTCACGTTAGTAGAGGTGCAGGCCTCTTCGATTTCGTTCATTCATCCTCCTTCGCCGGGGCGTTCGCCCATTCAAGGAACACTTCGAAACAGCCGTGCCGTCCTTTCGCCTTCCCGTGTCCATGATACCATTCCGCCGGGCATTCGTGGCAACCGCAGTGAATGGAGTATCGGGTCATAAATTCGGCCACCCATTCCGGCGTCAGCGAGTCGCGCCACTTCTCGAAGTTGGTGCGGGGGTGCTTCTTGCGGTATTCCTCGCGCTGGATTCTGTAATACGCCTGCCAGCGCGGGTCTGCGTCGCGGAACATGTAGTTGAATTCTGCGTCAGTCATTTCGTTTCCTCCTCGGCCTCGGCGTTCGCGGTCTCCAAAACCTTGATTGCGTCATCGATGTGTTTCTTGACACGAAGGCAACGCCAGTCCTCTCCTAGCGAGCTGGAGTGGAATTCGACCAACGCCTTGTGCAGACTCATTAGCGCGTCCCGCGCTCTCCAAAACGGAAGCGTCTTTCGTCGGCCTTCTTGTTTGGACGTTGCGCTTTGCTTTTCGTCGCGGTCTTTGATGAGACGATCGAGCACATTCAAAAGAGTTTCGTCCGAGAAGTCGAAAAACTTCGCGCGGCGCTTGAGGTTCAAAACGAGCTGCGATGCCGCGTCATCGTCGAACCGAACGTCTTTTACCATGCCAGAAAGGCCGGTCATTATTCCGGGGGAGTCCTTTTCAACCGCCGCGCACGCCTCGCAGGTCACGTGAACGTCCAGATCTTTGGCGCAGACGGTCGTCGCGTGCCCGCGTTGGCAAAACGCGGGATAAGAATGTCGCGGCGTTTCGTTGTCTGCCCAGTAGTAGTTGCACCACGGGGTCTTCGCGTTCCACGCCCAGTTCTCTTTGATGAGGTGCAGTTGCCGTATCTTAAGCATTTTATACCTCCGTCTAGGTTAGATCCCGATGCCCTTCAGCTCGCGGAGCTGGGCGTCCATGAAGCGGTCGTGCGAGGCCTTCGCCACCGCGTCCTCCTTCGCCTTCCTCTGCGCCGAGAAGCGCGCCCACTCAAGGAAACGCTCCCCGCAGGAGCTCCCCGCCGGGTAGTCCCCGGTCGTCTGCCCGTTCTTGCAGTCGAGAGGGCAACGTCCGCACCCGAGGGCGAAGACGGGCTCCGAGAGGAAGCCGTCGACGCACATCTCCCGGCGAAGCATGTCCTCCGGGCGGATCGAAGAGCGCCAGACGTCGAAGTTCGTTTCCTCCCGCGCCTGGACGGGCTCGGGGCGGGGCGCCGCCTGCGCGGGTTCCTTCCTAGCTCTTTTTGCCATCTTTCACCTCCATCGGGGCGAGGACGCTCTTGTTGGTTGCCTCGGTCGCCCGGAAGTTCCACGCGAACTCGACGAGGCTCTTCGTCCACGCCGCGTTCGCCATCACCGCCGAGAGCTGCCAGACGGCGAAGCGGATGAACTTCGAGAAGTCCGCGAAGCCAAGCGCGCTCGCCAGCTTCTCCGCGACCATCCTCTCCCGGTCGTTGAACGTCACCGAGACCGGGTGGCGCTTGTCAGTCGTTCTCTTGTTGGCCATCTTCCCTTCCTTTCGCCGACGCGCGGCGGGCTCTGCGTTGCTTTCTCGCGTTCTGGTTCCCGACCGGGGCTCCCCCGAAGCTGCGGAACTCCATGAAGTCCTCCAGCTCCTCGAGGAACGGATCCCCGCTCATCTGCCCCGTGGCGATGCTCATCGCCATCGCCCAGCACCACTGGCCGACCTGCTTGTCGGGGTCTTCTCCCTTCGTCTTCGCCTCGTTCCGCACCCGCTCCTCGTGGAAGAGGAGGAGGCCGATAGGCAGGCGGACGAAGGCTCGCTCTTTTCTAGCCATCCATGCCCTCCCGCATCTTCCGCCGGATGTTGTGCAGGACGACGCGGACGCTCCCCGCCGAGTGCCGCCCGAGGAGGCCGAGGACTTCCTCGTCCTCGCCGCGTGTGTAGCTCCCCCACCGCAGCCTCCGACGCGCCCCGGCGAGGCGACGCAGGATGCGGACTTCGGTTGTCGTCCACTCGTTTCTCTTCCATCCCTTTCTCATCGCGCAACCCTCCTCCGGGCAATCTCCGCCGAGAGGCGGCGGTGCGCCTTCAAGACCCTCGCGCGGGCCGCGTCGGCGTCCACGACGTAGGGCGTGCCCTCGAGGGAGGTGCAGAGGCTGGCCACGATGCCCGAGAGCCGACGCACCTCCTCCCGCCTCTTGGCGAGGCCGTGGGAGGAGCGGAGGCGGATGAACGTGGGCACCTGCGCCTCGGCCTGCAACGCGAGGAGCTGGGCGCAAATCTTCCCCGAGGCCGGGGAGAGCCAGATGTGAGACTTCATCCTAGACCTCCTTCCGTTTTTCTTTGAGCATCCGATAGGCATAGACGCGGATGCACCTGGGCGAGTGCCGGTCGAGGAGCCGCTTCATCCTCGGGCTCGGACGCCCAAGATGCACGACCCCGCTCGTCTGCTCCAGCTCCCTTTCGAGGTAGCTCCTCTCCCGAGCCGTCCAGTAGGCGTATTTCATTTCGCTTCTCCTTTCTTTTTCCCTGCGTAGAGCCGACCCTCGGCGCGGAGCTTTTGGAGGATCTCGCGCTGGCGCGCGCGCCGCTCGGGCGTCCACAAGCGCGCGATCTTCTCCTTCCACTCGGGCGTCGCCATGTTCGCGAAGTGCTTTTCGTAGGCGGCTCCACCAGCCATCCAGCCCCAAATCGGAGCCTTCGCGACGCGCCGCTTCGCGGCCTCGGATCGGCGCGCCCGGCTCTCGGGAGTCCTGCTGGCCTCCCGGATGCGAGCCGTCACCTTCTCGCGGTATTCGGGCTTCTGCCAGAGCTCCTTCATTTCGAGGCTTTTAATCCTCCGCGCGTCGGGGTCGTTCGCCCAGAACGCGCGGAGAGCTTCGGTGTTTTTCCGTTTCGTCTCCATCACTCCGGGGCCTCTAGAAGGGAAGGTCGTCGGAGTTGGAGGGCTGGTAGTAGTCGCCAGCCTGCGGAGGAGGAACCGGGGCGGGGCCGCTGGAGCGGGAGGGAGCGGCGGGAGCGCCCTGCGCCTTCCGCTTGGCCGTGGCCCGGAGGAGGGCGTCGTAGCGGTTGCAGATCGCCGACGTCTCGGCCTTCCCGAGCGGCTTGATGCCGCGCTCGGCGTAGCTCCCGGCGCGGTTCACGAAGCGCACCTTCTCCGTCTCCTTCCCCTCGTAGGTCTCCCACTCGGTCGAGATCTCGCAGGGGGCGTCGACGAGCTCGTTCCGCCCGTTGAGGGCGTCCAGCGTGTCGGCCTGGTAGCCGAGCTCGCGGAGCGTGGCCATCGAGCGCTCGGCGGCCTTCTCCGAGAGCCAGAGGTCGGCGTAGAAGACGTGATCCGCCGGGGCCCCGGTGTCGAGGTCGACGGCGGTCTTGATCTGGAGCTTGACGGACGGGGTGCCCTGCTTGGACTGGGCGAGGCCCGTCGCGATGATGGTGCCGGAATAGTTTGCCATGTTCTGTTTCTCCTTCTAGTTGGCGTTGTTGAGTTCGAGTTCGGTCTTGATCTTGTTGATCGCGACCTGGAGCTGCTGGGGGGTGAACTTCCCGGCGCGGAGCCAGGCGGTCGCCTTGTCGCGCTTCTCCCCTTCGGGAAGCTGGGCGACGAGGCCCTCGAGGCGGGTCTTGAGCGTCGAGGTGTCGGCGGGTTGGCCGTTCTGGATGGCCTCGAGGATGGCCCCCATGTCGAGCGGGAGGACGGCGGGGAGGCCAAAGCGGTTCTTCGCGTCCCACGCCGCAGAGTGGACGGTGTGGACGATGCGGTTCTCGCCGCCGATGGCCTTCGCTTTCATCCCGTCCTTTTTGATGAACTGCTCGAACTGGGCAAAGAGGACGGCGTCGCACCACTCGCGGAAGAGGCCCGCAATCTTGGCGTTCGCCTTCGGTTCGTAGCGGTCGTAGTCGTCGCCGTCGGGGTTGTGGAAGGTCTTGACGGCGCAGTGGGCGAGGATGCACACGGCCAGCCCGCAGCCGTTGAGGCGGTCGAGGCGGGAGAGGAGGTTGCGGGCCTCCTGCTGGGCCACGATGTAGCCCTTGCCGTAGCCGAAATCCTCGATCGAGCGGATCTCGGCCTTCTTGGCGGAGGCGACGACGTGGGCGTAGAGGAGGGGCTCCAGCCAGTCGAGGGTGTCCACGACGAGGGTCTTGTAGCCCGCGCCGTTCGCGGCGACGAGCTCGTCGCAGAACTGGAGGACGTCGCCCCAGTTCGAGGGGGTGAAGCTCGCGGTTTCCGCGAACTGCTTCCCGACGAGGCCGTCCTCGCCGCAGAGGAAGATGGGGTTCGGCATGGCCGCTCCCGCCGTGGACTTGCCGACGCCTTCGACGCCGACGATCATCAGCCGGAGAGGCTTCTGCGTCTGCCCCTTTTTGATGTTGTCGAGGATGCTCATTTGGTTCTCCTTGTGGTGGTGGGTGGTTTAGAGTTCGGGATTCGCCGTCTCGACCCTCTTGAAGAGGTTCGGGTCGTCGATGGAGGCCGCGCCAGTGCAGACGTCGAAGTATTCGCACGAGCCGAAGAGCGAGCAGGAGGAGGGGTTGCGGGAGAAGCGTCCCAGCTTCTCGGCCTCGGCCATCTCCCTGCCGACGGCCCACATGTCGTAGAGGTAGTCGA